CCAACTACAATGTTTGATTCAATGTGTGCTCTTGAAAGATAACCAAAAATACCCATACTTGTAATTGCCATCAGTAAGATGATAGCAATTAAAAAATAGTATTTCATCATTCTTGCAGTTTCTTTCCAATTGTTATACAACCATGATACTGTCACCAACTTGGAGATTTCAAGTATTGAACCCATAAGAATGATTGGCCAGAATGAACCTGGAAATATCTGTGCAAGACCTATTACTGAATAGTAGGCTGCAACTGCTGAAAGACCAATTGCTGTAATGAATGGAAGGAAGACTTGTATCATGGATTCTTTTTATTGTGAGGTACATCAAAAACAAATGTTATTCGCACTTCATCACCAACATTCTCTGCACCATGTGGTTTCTTGTTGTTAAACCATAATAGAGTTCCTGGTTCAACAATAACATCTTCATCACCACAATGATACTTATATTGTCCCTGTATCGATAAATGATATCGGTCTTTAGTTTGATAGTATGTACCAATGTCAATGTGTGTGCCAACAATATCACCAACTGGTAGAGATAAGAAACCACACCGAGAGTGTGAATGAAAATGCCTCTTCATAAACTTAACTATCTCGGTGTGCCTGTCATATGCCGGTGTTTTAATTGACAATTCTGTATTATAAGCTTTTTCATCAGGACTTGAAACTGCACCCATTACTAGTTGTAATACACCAGCTTTAATAGTGTATATTTTTTCATCTAGTTGTTCGGTGCCTGCAACATCTTTTTGACCACCCCAATCTTCTTTATACCTTTCTAATTGAGATTTAATCTTAGACACATTGATGCCTGTTCTGATAATTCTAATATCAGCCAAAGAAACTCTCCAGACTGTTTTGTTTCTCAGTAGTCCAACCCATACAATCTAGTACAACTTTAATTGGCTCGATAAATGCTTTTTCAAACTGTAAATCATAATCAATATATTGTTGTAGACCAAACTCAACAGGCAATCTGCCAGGATAACTAATCACCATATCTTTAAAAGGATTTGGTTGTTTGATATAAGTAAACTTTACTTTCTCACCTTCTTGTATCTTTGGATATTTTTTATCAAGACCCATTTTTACAAGGTGATGATTATATAGAATCGCACCCTTAACATGAATCGGTGTGCCTTTCTTATACATGATAACAGAATCAGCATAATCTTTGAGACCATTCAATCCTCTTGGAAAAGAAATATCTTCAACAGGAAGTTGTTTGAAATTCACTTTGAAATCTGCAATGAATTCGTGAATATCATTCTCAGTTCCTTGCATCATAATCTTAATAGACTTTTTCATCTTCTCACGGATAGCCGATGGAGTGGATGACTTTACCATTTCAAGACCCATAACTTTCATATGCGGTTCATTGTATGCAACACCTTCGTTGTTATACACATTAAGAATGTATCTCTTCTTGGCAGTCCAGATGCCTTTATCTGCCAATGCTTCTCTCTTCATTTGCATTTTTTGGGCAAACGCATGAACATAGTTAGCAAGATTCTCGTAGCTCTCATCAATAGATGGTTGAATCTTATCTTCACAGACACGGTCCATGAAGGCGATAATTTTATTAGTATCTGTCTTGTCTTTATGCACTTTATCAACAAGTGGACCAAGTTTAAGATAAATCGAATCTGTATCTGAGGCGATAACATAATCTTCTTCCGTTTTCAATAGGTTATTCATGTAAGAATTGAGATGTTTTTCAATCCAACGAATAGACAATTGACCTGCAAGTGTAACTGCAAGTGCCATTCTCAAATCATAGAAACGGAAATATTGTGAGCCTAAAGCGCCATATGCAGAGTTTAGAGAAACTTTCTTTGCAAGTTGTAGATTATCATATCTTGCAATTCGGTTATTAATCTCATTTTTCTTAGACTCATCTTTTTCATTCTCATACTCTTGTTTTGCTTTCAACATCAGTTTTTTGAATTTACTTCTGTCGATATACATTTCTTCCAACATCTTAGGCAAGAAACCTTGTTTGTCAGTACGGAAGAATTGGCCGTTTGGTGTGATTGTGACACCAGTTAGTTTTGATGTATCAACAGTTTGTTCAATCATCTTATCAACAGAAACACCTTTAGAAATAATATCTCGCATCTCTTTGGTGTAATCATTGACTTCAATCAGGGTCTCTGGTGAAATGTTATACTGCATCATCAAATGTGGATACAAACTGTTCAAGTCAAAAGAAGCAACCCAATCGTGTTTACCGACTTGTACTTCTTTAACATACGCACCTTCAAACGCAGCCGTTTTACTGTTGTTACTCTTTGGTGGAACAATAATATTTCTCTCAAACAAATAATTGTAGATTAAAGAATCCCACATTCTTGTTTGTGCAAAGATATCTTCATAGTTTGTTTTAGTATCATAAGCAAGAGTAAGACCCAACTCAATCAGTTTTAATTTCTGTTCAAGTTTAAGAACCAACTCCACATCTTTAATGTTGTATTCAATAAACTTTTGATGATTCAATCGATACAATGCATGAAGATTATCAAACTCTTCATAGGATATTTTACTCTCGCCAATTTCAACATTACAAATATTGTTTAGTGAATATGATTCTTGTGACTTACCACCTGGCGCATACCATCTGTATAACTCAATGTAATCTAGTGTAGATACACCGACAAAATCATATGCGACCAACTCACGGTTGTTCATTACAGTTTTGCGACTGTTAATGTAACCCCATGGTGATAGTTTCTTTGTTTCATCTTCACCGAGAACTTTATTGAATCGATTTACAATGTACGGAATATCAAAGAACTTAATATTCCAGCCTGATATTGCATCAGGACAATTCTCTTCCCAAAATCTTAGGAACTTCTTGCAAAGATTGTATTCATCATCACACTTGATATAGACTTCATCACCTTGTACTTTGTAATCACCACAACCAAATACAGTCATTGTACCATTGATATACTTAATTGCAATTGCTGTGATTGGTTCATTTGCAAGATATGGATCAGGAAATCCATTCTCTGAACCGACTTCAATATCAATTATCGCAACAGACAAATCTTTCATCTTCCAATCAACCATGCCTTTGAATTCATCTGCAATGAAGGCATATTGATAAGAAGAATTACCAAAGATTTTAAAGTTAGTTACTTCATCATATCTTTTAATGAAGTCTCTTGCTTCTCTGACGGATTCGAATTTCATCGGCTCAAGAAATTCACCATCAAGTGTTTTGAAGGTAGTTTCTTTTTTGCTTGGCAAAAACAAAGTAGGCGTGTAAGCTACTTTTAACTTTACACGCCTGCCTTCTTTAACACCACGATATAATATGTTGTTGCCAATACAGGCAACATTTGTGTAGTATTTACTCATTCATATATTATATCAGATTTTTGGAATAGAAGAGGCAATTTCGATGCCACTACCAAACATTTTACTGTATTGATTTTCAAGGTCTTTGCTTGGTGTAGTGATACACAATACATTGTCCATCGAAAATTTAATACCTGTAGTAAACTCTTCTGCAAAATCTAAGAATGGGGCAAAGCCCATCATCGGACCATCTTTAGTTGGTTGTACTACTACTTGAACTGGTTTGGTAATAATAACTTCATTATCACTTGTGCAGTCCACTCCTGCGAGAATCGTATGATTCGTTTTGAAGGTTACGAGCTTCGTTGTCATATAATTTAATTTCCAATACTGAATTAATGGGTTGTTTATTTGAAAAATCTACAGCATTAGCAAGAGTATCAAATTCTCTAAATGATACTCCTGTTGAGCCGTTCATATAGTATGAAACTCTATACATGAACAGATGTCCTAGCAGGCAATATACCAATAGTCACCCATCGTTTTGGGAAAAGCATTTCCCTTCCACGATAGTCGTTCATGTCTGCGGATGGATCTTGCACCCATCCAAGAACCTCCACCATGTTGTCAAAGTCCCGCAAATACAAATCATACCTATCTGCCCTAGGCAACTTGTATTCTACTGCGAGTTTTTTTGCCAATTCACGAATGTTCATTACTATACCTCTTTATTTAAATTAACTTACTTTTACATTATAACATAGATTATGTTAGAGTGCAAGCTTTTTGTTAGCATAACTGCCTAAGTCAGGTGGTCTCCACCCCTCAGGTTTCATTACCTTACCGTCTTCTCTTTTAATTACTTTGCCTGTTTTTTTATCAATCTTTGATAGATTGGATCTGGCAACCTCATTCCATGCACCATGTACTTGAAAGTTTTTCATGTAACAGTAACCAAGAATTACCCAAATCATGTCCATGCAAGCATCAAGTTGTTCAACATCATCTCGCATAATTAACGCTTGACAAAATTCATCATACTCTTCAGCAATTAAACTTCGATACAAATGAACATTATCCGGTGATGGTTTCTGTTCACAAGCCTCAATAAAAACTTTAACATCAAGTGCCATGTCAGACATGATTAGCCTTTCTTTTTCAATTCAGACTGATAGGTTCTAGTTCTCAATTCAGAAGAACTGAATCTATGATTACGGGAGTTAAACCAAATTTTAATACCACGGTCTTCACAGATTTGTTTACCTGTAAATTCTTTGTCTTTGTATTCTTCACCAATGATACGAACACCAATAGGCAGAAACATCAACAAGTCTTCAAGGTCTTTCTCTGTATCATAAACAATAATCTGGTCGATAAACTTAACAGCAGACAATTGAACATACCTTTCAACAACAGACTGAACAGGCTTGTTTTTAGTTTCTGGTCTATCAATTGTTGGATCACTTTGAACACCAACAATCAAATAGTCACAGATATTTTTACACTCAGCAAGCATTAGAATATGCCCAGCATGAAGTAAATCAAAAGTTGAACAGGTAAAACCTACAGGTTTACCTATCATATTATCAGGTAGCACTAGCATCTCTTTTTTCCTTACTAAGATTTTTTATAAAAACAGCATTATCTTTCATCTGATAGTCAAGCGTGTCACCGATTTGCCAATTGAGTTCTTTAACCAACTCATCAGGCAATTCAACAATCGCATCACCATTCTCACAAATTTCTGTCACTTTAGTTGTGTATATCATATCATTGTCACTTCAACATTACATTTATTTAAGAAATCTATACCATCTGTATTCTTATAACTGTTACGATAATATACAGATTTAATTCCAGATTGATAAACTAACTTTGCACAATCTAAACAAGGTGCATGTGTGATAAACATACTTGCACCATCACTTGAATTGGTTGACCTTGCAATCTTGGCAAGTGCATTAGTTTCAGCGTGAAGAACTTCTGGTTTAGTTTTTAAAACTTTTATAAACTTTTCATCTTCTTCTATTACTATTTCGTCTTCGCAGTTGTTATCCCAACCACTAGGCATTCCATTGTAACCAATGCCGATGATGGTGTTGTCTTTTACAACAACACATCCAACTTTTAATCGCACCGCAGAAGACAACTGAGAATAAACCTCAGCCGCCTTCATGTGGGCATTAGCGAATTTACTCGGCAACATTCGGTTTAGACTTGTCTTTTTTACCAGACTGTTTTTCCATTTTATTGGAATGTAGTTGTGCTTGAATCATAAGATTCTTGTATGCGTTTCGTTCAACGGTATTGACCATAGTCGCCATTGTTCGTTTTACTTGCTGGGGGAGTTTAAAGTTTTTATCAGGTTTCATAATCATATTATATCAAATAATTCTATAGAGGTGTGGCAATAATAGGGGTCATTGCGACCCCTACCGTTTAGACTGCTTCTTGAAGCAGTTTTGGATTATTGAAGTTTAGTTCTTTACTAAATTCAACTTTCCTTGGTTTCTTATGTTCTGGAATTATATTTTCCAAAGCAATTCTAAGAATACCATCTTTGAATTGGGCACCACGAACCTCAATACTTTCACTCAATCTAATTGACTTGGTAAAAGAACGAGTAGCAA